AGCTTTGTCGTTTAAGTATCTCATGTCAGACTTGTAGAAGTCATAAGACCCACGTCTGAAACCAGTGAAACCTAAGTTTAATGCCATATCTTCAGAGTTGTTAAATACTCCGTAAGAAGTACCACCAGCTCCGTAAGAATTCATTGAAGCTAACATATCGTCCATTGCTAAGCTAGTAGCTCTGTTAACAAACATCATGTATTCTTCAATAGCACCTTGCTTGTCAAATTCAGCTAAAATTGCATCGAACTCAGCTAAATCAGTAGCAGCATTAACACCAGTAACACCAGTAGTAACATTTCCTCTATCTTCAATAGCGTCAAACAAACCTTGAGTACCTACACCATTATCAGCAGAAGCACCTAAAACAGTATCAACAGTAGTACCTGTACCACCTCTAACAGATTCTAACATAGACATTTCAACGTAATCGTTAAAACGAGCTCTAGTATCAGACTCAGCTTTTAAGTACCATAAGTAACCTGATTGACCCATTTCAGTTGAAATTTCTACCCAACCAATTCTAGAAGCATCAGATCCTGAAACTTCGTAGTAATCTTTCATTATAATTGGTTTGTTAGTAAACGTCAAGAAGTTAGGCTCATTAGCAGTATGATTTTCTAAAACTTTAGAAGCACCAGTGTTGTTGTAATAACCAGTTGCTTTTCCATATTCAGATCCATAAACTAATATAGTTGTAGATAGGTTAGTTGTAAGAGCTGCAATTGCAACACCATCGTATGGCGCAACAGTAATATCAGCACCACTAACAGTAGTAACTAAACATTTTACAGTTACATTAGTATTTGCCACTATAACAGTATCGTTTACTCTAACACCATGAGTTGTCATACCAGCTTCAACAATAGAACTAACACCAGGTCCAAAATTCCCGTCGATGTCAGACTGTATAGTTATAACGTTTTCAGCGTCAATGTCACCTTTATAAGATAAATGTAAACGACCCTGCTCAGACCAAACTACTTGGTCAGCAGTCATCGCTTCTTCAGCTCCTACTTGTGAAAGAAATCCTGAAATAGTTCTCGGTCCGAAAACTTCAGCTTCTTTTTCCATAAGATCTGGTAAATATTGTTGACCCCATCCAGCGTTATCACTTGATGAAAGGTCTAAGTAATTTGTAGCTAGCGTTTGCTTCTGTGAAGCAGGTACACTATTCAAATTAGTTCCTCCTGTAATTGCCATAATTTTGTAATTTTAAATTTGTAATTTATTTATTGTTTTTAATTTTAAACTTAAAAGTTGGAGAAGTGTCATCGTTAAGCACTCTTACTTTAGGACCACTTGTGTTATCGTTAGAAAATGATTGCCTTGGATCCATACTTACGTTTTTAGCCTTAGCAACACTATCTTTCATAGCGTCAGTTTTTCCTTGTTCGTAAAAGTGATTAGCAATAGCGTCGGGATTCATTGCTGTGTACAAAGATTTATGGTAACCTTTAGCATCTGACATTTCATTTTTTTCATTCAAGAACTTCTTGACAAAATTATTAATATCACTTTGTGTTTCCTTAACCTCGTTAGCATTTTTCACATTAAACCTATACCTCTTATCTCCGACGTTATATTCAAAACCTTTGAATTTATCGTTAAAAACATTTTCAGTTTTTAATTTAAAAGTGTTAGTTTGTTTTTCCGCTATCTTATTAGTCTCTTCCGACTCTTTGTTGTATCTATTAAAAAAGTTTACAGCTTTTTGTTGTTCGGTAGTTAACCTAGAACCAGCTTTAACCTCTTCATAGTACTTAGACTTTTGCCCGTCTAGGTGGCTTTTAGCGTTGGCAACTTGCTCTTTTAACGCTATTTTTTTCTTCTTAATATCTCTTTCCTCATCAACCTCTTCATCATATGAAAAGTCTTCTTCAATAAGAAAATCAATTTCATCACTATCTAAATGTGATTTAGTATTTTTATAGTACTCTCTTAACAAAGCCTTATCATCGTAATTTGAAAAGTCTTGATTAAGTCGAACATAATCTTCTAAAGTACCACCAGTATCTTCCATAAAATCTACAACTTTCTGTAAATTCTCTGGTATTGCTTCACCAGTTTGTTGAGCTTCAGCAACAGCTTCTACAACTTCTTCAGCTAGTTCTTCTGTTTGTTCTTTAACTTCTTCTTCAGTAATTTCTTCTAATACTGGTGTTTCTTCTTGTGCTTGTTCTTCCGGTTGTACTTCTTCTTGTTTTTCTGTGGACTCGGCATTATCAAGCTCTGTAACCACTCCCTCGTCGACAGGGTTATCTTCTTTAACTTCATTTTTTTCTTTTGGTGTTGGAGGTTTGTCTAAATTTACTTTAATAACGTTGTCATTTTCATCGCCTGGGTCTTGTTGATTGTTAGGCATTTTTATTTTTGTAACGCTTTCAGTTGGTTCTTCTTTTTTTTCTTTCATAATATAATATAATAATAGTTAATAATTTTTATCTTGGATCAAAAGATCCTAAATCAAACCCGCCACCTAGTATATCATTACCTGCAGACTCAAAGTTTTTAGGTGGTTTTTGATTATTTCTTTGGTCAATCATCTCACTTTGTTGAGTTGCTTGAATTTTTGTTCTTTCGTCTTTACGATCTTCTTTTTCTTTTTCTTTGGTCTTAACAGATTCAACTTCCATAGATTTAATTTGCATATTCATCTGGAACTCTAATTGCATTAACTCTTTTTTGTATTCTACTTCTTGAGCTTGTTTCTGAGCATCTAGTTGAGCTTTCATTTGCTCTAACTGCCCCTCTGCTTGCATCATAGCTTGTTGTTTTTGCATTTCCATTTGTGCAGATGCTTGTTGAGCTTGAATATTTGCTTGAGACTGAGCTTGAATATTTTGTTGTTGTATTGCTTGATCTTTTTGTTGTTTTTGATCTCTACGTATTTTTAGCAATTGATTAGCAAGCTTTACGTTTTTAATTTCTCTAAGGTCAATAGCATCTGAGAGTTCAATTAATTGTTGCTGCAAAGCCATTTGTATATTGTTTTCAAGCACTGCTTTTTCTTCATCATCTGGCATTAATTCTATAAATATACCAAAGTCATACAGATGTAAGTTACTCATCTCTTCTAACGTGGCAACGTTGTGAGAGCCTATAGCTTGTATAAAAGCATCTTTTGTTGGAGAGTATTCTATTATATCAGATATTCTAAGCGATAGACACTCTGCTATTTCAGAAGTTAAAAACAAACCAGCTTGTAATATGTGTCTTGTAGCTGTGTTTGAATTAGCGGCTGCTAGTTTTTGTACTCCAACTAAAGCATTTTTATCAGGCGTACTACCATCTCTAGCTTCGTTTAATCCGGTAGTATCTCTTATCATTTGCATATAGTAATTATACGTACCAATAAGACTTTGCATTTTTTGCCCACCAGAACCTGATTGTATTTCTTGAATAGGTACTTTACCAGGATTCATATCACCTTCAGATGTCATTGATCTACCAATAACAGAACCTGTTTGAAAAAACATGTTTAAAGCTTCTTGCGGGTTGTAGTTTGTACCATTACCTAAATCTATTTCAGCTAAACCATCAGCATCTAAGTAAACACCATCAGGAACTAAACGTGATAATACTTGTTGTAGTTTTAAATGCGTAAGCTGTATCATATCAGCAAAACCTGTTATACGACCAACTAAACTTTCTATTCTGCCTTTGTACATACGAGGAGCTACAATAGCATAGTTCATTTTTACTTTAGTAAAATCACTTTTTGGCCTCATCATGTTTTTAGCCATTTCCCACTTAAGCAACTTATCAGTACCTAAAATCATGGCACCATCATACAAACACTCTATAGATCTTTGTAGTTTACCAAAATTACCATCGTCTTGTGGTGGGTTAAAGTTATCATCTTTTGGTAAAATTTTATCAGCGCCCGTACCTGTTTCTTTTACTTTATAAACCTCGTTCATATATGTTTTATAATTAAAATATAAAACTTGAACTTTGTTATTATCTTCTTGTTTTGAATTGTAACCGCCTTGATTATAGTTAGAGTTGTTATAGTTTTTATTTTTAACTATATCTTCTAAATCTTCTTGTGTTAAATGTGGGAATTGTTTTGCTAACTCGTTTATAGGTATTGTTTTTACCTCACCAACATAATATATATCATCAAAATATGGAGATTCAGTATACGAATAAACTAAATCAGCTGGATCAACGTAATCTACAACAACACCTTCAGAAGTGTTAAACGAGCTTTTAACAGCCCCAATACCTAAAACTGTAAGATCATAATAAAATTGCTTTTTAGTTAACTCATATCTACTACCTTCAAGTAAAGTGTTTATAGCTTGCTCTTCAGAAATTTCAACAGCTTGTTTATAACTTAGCTGCATGTGTAGTTTTAACTCTTCTTCAGTTTCTGGTAAAACTTGTGGGTCGTTTTCATATAAATCAACACCAAAAGCTTCAGCTGCAAAATCAGCAAGATCTTTAGTTCTCATGTCTGAAAGAATAGACTCCATATATTGAGTTCGTTTAGCAACGCCATAAGGATCTTGGGAATAAGCTTTTATATCATAAGTTCTTTCTGCAATACCATTAACAACTATATCAACAAACTTAGGTATAATAGGTACTGGTTTCCAGTCTAAATTAAGATAAGACAAATCACCATTTATAGATAACTCATCTTTATATTTTTGTATTGACTGTTCACCTCTAGCGTAAAGTCTTAGTTTATGAAAATCGTTTTGATTACTTCTATACCTATTAGAACCTCTGTCAGAGTAAAACCACTCAGACTCAATAGCTTTTGCAACTTTTA